TTTTACTAAATAGTATTAGTAAGCGAAAGCGATTTGATAAATGGCAAAAAGCAGAGAAGAGTGAAGACTTAGAATATGTTAAACAATACTTCAATTACTCTTATCCTAAAGCAGTTCAGGCATTATCAATACTTTCACCGAAACAATTAAATGAAATAAAAACTATATTAAATAAAAAAGGTGGAACAAAATGAGTGAATGGAATGTAGAGAACATGGTTGAGATTAAATTAAAGCAACCAGATGATTTCCTAAAAGTTAGAGAGACATTATCTAGAATAGGTATTGCCTCTAAAAAAGATAAAAAATTATATCAATCTTGCCACATACTTCATAAGCAAGGTAGATACTTCATAGTACACTTCAAAGAGTTGTTTGGATTAGATGGTAAGAAAACCAACTTCTCAGATGAAGATATTCAAAGAAGAAATACAATAGTTAAACTCTTAATTGATTGGGGTCTAGTTGAAATAGTCGATGTTACTAGAATAGAAAAACAAGCACCTCTATCTCAAATTAAAGTGATATCTTTCAAAGAAAAGAAAGATTGGATTTTAGAGACAAAATATAATATTGGTAAAAAGAGACAAACTGAAGATGTGGGAAATAAACCAGCAAATTGAGTATGCTAACGAAGGTATAGAATTAGTAAGACCTTTCGGTCCTTTTATCTATAAGCATAAGATAACAAGTTATTTGCATCATCAATTAACTGAATGGAGTAAAGACCTATCAGATAAAAAAGAGGTAGGTGGTAAAAGAAGTGGTGCAAATTATCAATCAGATTTGTTTCATGAATTTCAAGATACCGCTAATGATGAAATTACAAAATCTTATAATTTATTAGGTCATATAGACCTCGATAGTTTAAAAGAAATTAAAGAGCATTGTTCAGGTTATGTAAATGCCTATTGTAAACATCCTGTACAGGCAAGAACACATTTAAGAGAACGAGTTAGACTAACACACTTCTGGATTAATATACAACAAGAACGACAATGGCAACCAAAACATAATCACACAGGTGATTTATCCTTTGTCATTTATGTTAAACAACCTAAGTCTAATAAATCTGCAGTAGGTAATATTACCTTTTCATATGGTGAGACTATGAACTGGAGTGTCGATGATATGCAGATAAAACCAGAAGAAAAAGATATTTTAATATTCCCAGCATGGTTAAAGCATCAAGCATTTCCATTTGTTGAGAATAATCAAACAAGGATTACTGCCGCAGGTAATGTGGCAATAATGAATAAATAGTATTGAAATTATGAGAATGATGATTATATATTATATTAGCAGATGCCTAATGGGTCTGCAGAAAATAACTTTGCTTAATAAGGAGGTTTAACCATGAATAGCAATCTATCTATTTTCAATCAATTAAGACCATTCACAATCGGGTTCGATGATGTATTTGACCATTTCGAAAAAATGGCAGATTACTCATTTCAATCTACTTCATACCCACCATACAATATCGTAAAGACAGGTGATTTCACCTATGATATTGAAGTGGCATTAGCAGGGTATGGTAAAGACGATGTGTCCGTGGATTATGCTGATAGTGTATTAACTATTAAGTCAGTTCACGAAGATAAAGACGATAAAGATACCATTCACAAAGGTATATCTAGAAGAAAGTTTACAAAATCATTTACAGTTGCCGATGATGTAGAAGTCAAAGGTGCTGAATTGAAAGACGGTCTTTTAAGAGTATCGTTGGAAAAAATAGTTCCTGAGAGTAAAAAACCAAGAACTATTAAAATTAAGTAACTAAATAAATTACAAGGGGGTAGAGGGAGACTGAAACCCCCTTTAATATAATGGAGAAATCATGGCAGAAAAACCAGTTACAGAGAAACTAGAGAAGATGCAAATCAAAGTTGCAGATGCAGAGCAAAGGCGAACACAATTAGAAGTTGACTTGCAAAACATCAAAAACAAAATCGTAGATTACAATAAAACAATTAAGAAATTAGAGGCAGATGCAAATGCCACTATCGGTGCTATTACCGTTCTTACAGAATTGATACAAGGAGCGACAAGTGGTAATACAGAATCCGATGAAGGTTAAATATATCAAGTTACTCAATGCCGAAGAACTAGTTGCAAAGGTAGTTGAAGAAACTGATACAATTTTAGAAATCAAAGATCCAGCAATCATCATGTTAAGACCTGCAGAAAAGCAAGGTAACATGGCAGTTCAAATGGGACACTATTGTCCTCACACAAAAGAGAATTTAAAACTTAATAAAGCACATGTTTTATACATGGCAGAACCACATACAGATTTAGTTAACGGTTATCAGAAAATATTTGGTAGCGGCATAGTTATGCCTAATGTGCAATTAAATGGTTGACAAACCTGATTGTTATGTGTTATATTGTTTTAAATTTAAACGAATAACAATGATTATAAGATTGCGGGATAAACGATTTGAAATTTTACACTAATGTTCAACAATGGGGTAATAATCTATTAGTCAGAGGTGTGGACTCTTCAGGTAGAAGAGTTATGCAACGATACAAAGATTATTCACCTACACTTTTTATATCATCACCTAAACCTTCTAAGTATCAAACTTTAGATGGTAAGTATGTTGATGAATTTAAACCTGGTAGTATTAAAGAGAGTAGAGAGTTTTTAGAACGATATAAAGATGTTCCTAATCATGCTATCTATGGTCAAACTCAATTTGTTTATCAATGGATATCTGATAACTTTATAGACGAAAGAGAAATACCTTTCGATACTTCTAAAGTATCAATCATGTCTTTAGACATTGAGACTAGTTCTGAAGAAGGTTTCCCTAATATTGAAACTGCAAATGAGCAAGTTTTATTAATTACAGTTAAAGAAAGTACCTCTAAGATGTTTGTATCTTGGGGTCTTAAACCTTTTGATAACAAATATAAAGATGTCGAGTATAGATATTTCGAAGATGAAAAAGATATGCTTAGAGACTTCATTAAGTTTCTAAATCAAATAAAACCTGATGTTATTACAGGTTGGAATACAAAGTTCTTTGATATACCTTATATTGTAAACCGAGTTGAAAGATTACTAGGCGAAGAACAAGTCAGATTAATATCACCTTGGAAAATTGTCAAAGGTGGTAAAGTAAACATCAAAGGTAGAGACCAACAATATTATGATATATTCGGTATGGCATCTCTTGACTATATGGACTTGTATCGAAAGTTTACTTATACAGTTCAAGAAAGTTATGCACTAAATCATATCGCTAATGTAGAACTAGGCGAGAAAAAACTATCTCATGATGAATATGAAAACTTTGCAACATTCTATAAAACAGATTGGCAGAAATTTGTCGAGTATAATATTAGAGATGTAGAACTTGTTTCTATGTTAGAAGACAAACTAGGTCTCATTGATTTATGTCTAACAATGGCATATGACTTTAGAGTGAATTATGAAGATGTATATTCACAAGTTAGATGTTGGGATATGTTAATCTACAATCATCTAAGAAGAAAAAATATTGTTATCCCACCTAAGAAACAAAACTTAAAAGATACTGCCTATGCTGGTGCATATGTAAAAGATCCTATTGTAGGTCAACATAACTGGGTTATGTCATTTGACTTGAACTCTTTGTATCCTCATTTAATTATGCAGTATAATATTTCACCAGATACGATTGTCGATAATAGACTAGATGTTTCTGTAACTAAGTTGCTCAACAAAGAAGTAGATACATCATCATTAAGTGAACAAAATTTATCTATGGCGGCAAACGGTCAATGTTTTACAAAAGAGAAACAAGGTTTTCTACCTGCAATGATGGAAGAAATCTATGAAGGTAGAACTTATTTCAAAAAGAAAATGATTGAAAAGCAAAAAGAATATGAATTAAGTAAAGATAAAAATCTGATTAAAGATATATCGAGACTTAATAATATTCAAATGGCGAAGAAGATTGCATTGAACTCTGCCTATGGTGCTTTAGGTAATCAGTATTTTAGATACTTTGATGTGAGACAAGCAGAAGGTATTACTTTATCAGGTCAACTTAGCATCAAGTGGATTGAAAAAGCATTAAACAAATATTTTAATGACCTACTTAAAACAAATACAGAATATGTGATTGCCTCTGATACCGATAGTGTCTATATTAATATGGCACCTCTAGTTAAGTCTGTATTCAAAGATGAAACTGATAAGAATAAAATAGTAAGTTTTCTAGATAAAGTAGCATCACAAAAGATAGAACCTTTTATCGAAAATTCTTATCAAGAACTTGCATCTTATGTAAATGCATATCAGCAAAAGATGGTTATGAAGAGAGAAGTTATTGCAGACAAAGGTATCTGGACTGCCAAGAAGAGATATATTTTAAATGTTCATAACTCTGAAGGTGTTCAATATGCAGAACCTAAACTAAAAATTATGGGTCTTGAAGTCGTAAAATCTTCAACCCCTGGGTATGTTAGAACAAAATTAAAAGAGGCAATCAAAGTTATTGTTACACAAGATAATGATGCATTATTTAAATTCATAGAAAATACAAAAGAAGAATTTGACAAACAAGAACCTGAAGATGTTGCTTTTCCTAGGTCAGTAAATGGTATTCAAAAGTACAAAGACAATATGCATATATATTCGAAAGGCACCCCTATGCATGTACGAGGTACTTTGTTATACAATCACCTAGTCAAAAAGCATAGTATTGATGGTAGATATCCTGTTGTCAAAGATGGTGAAAAAATAAAATTCTTACATGTTAAAGTACCTAATCCTATTCAAGAAAACATTATTAGTTTTCTTGTAACTTTGCCTAAAGAGTTTGGGTTACACAAATATGTAGATTATGATTTACAGTTTGAGAAGTCTTTCTTAGAACCTTTAAAGTTTATTGTAGAGAGTATTAACTGGAAAATCGAAAAGACAAATGATTTAACGGCATTCTTTGAATGATGGTAAAAGTTATTTTCTTTGTTGACAAATTAAGCATGTTCAATTATAGTGATAGAAATACGAGGTAGCAATGACAGATTTTTTAAAGAGTATAATAAAAGAAAGCAAAAATGAATTTGCATCTTTAGTAGAAGATGGTATTCAAGCAGGCGATGTAGCGAGTTACATTGATACAGGTTCTTATGTATTCAATGCTCTACTAAGTGGTAGTATGTATGGTGGGTTGCCATCTAACAAGATTACTGCAATAGCAGGTGAGAGTGCAACAGGTAAAACCTTCTTTGCATTAGGTATCTGTAAACACTTCTTAGATAAAGACCAAGATGCAGGTGTCATTTATTTTGAAACAGAGAGTGCATTAACAAAAGATATTATAGAAGAACGAGGTATTGATAGCAAAAGAATGGTTATCATGCCAGTAACTACAGTTCAACAATTTAGAACTGAAGCAATCAGAATTATTGATAAGTATCTAGAACAACCTGAGGCAGATAGAAAACCTATCATGTTTGTATTAGATAGTTTAGGTATGTTATCAACTACAAAAGAAATAGAAGATACTGCATCAGGTTCTGAAACTAGAGATATGACAAGGGCACAACTTGTTAAAGGTACATTTAGAGTATTGACTTTGAAACTAGGTCAAGCAAAAGTACCTATGATTGTAACTAATCATACTTATGACCAGATGGGTTCTATGTTCCCTCAGAAAGTTATGGGTGGCGGGTCAGGTTTACAATATGCCGCATCTACTATTGTTTTCTTATCGAAGAAAAAAGAAAAAGAAGGTACTGAAGTTGTAGGTAATATTATTCATTGCAAATTACAAAAATCAAGAATAACTAAGGAAAATTCTATGGTTGATGTATCACTTAGATATAAAGGTGGTCTCAACAAACATTATGGTCTATTAGAACTTGCTGAACAGGCAGGAGTATTTAAAAAAGTATCAACTCGTTTTGAACTACCTGATGGTTCGAAAAGATATGGTAAAGAAATACTTCATAATCCTGACCAGTTCTTTACTGAAGAAGTAATGCAACAAATAGAAGAATATGCGAAAGAGAAATTTTCCTATGCCGGCGAAATATAAATTTGTAGAAAACGGAAAAGAAATAGCAGTTAGAATACTTGAAGGTCAATTTGATGAAGTTACTCTTCAGTATTTTAGAGTGCAGTTTGGTGATGTCAACGAAGACGGCACTAGACCTATGAGATTTCAATACAAGATTATAGATAATCCCAGACTTACTCCTATAGAAGAAAAAGAGTTTCTACCTGTAGCAGGTGATATACTTGTCGATTGCATAGAAAAACAATTAGAAAAGAATGAGGTGATATATACAAATGGTACGGATTGAACGAACAATATTAGCAAACTTAATTACAAACGAACCTTTTGTTAGAAAAGCATTACCTTTTATCAACGAAAAATATTTTCATGACAGTTCAGAAAAGATAATATTTCAGGTTATTAATCAACATATCAGAGAATACAATACACTACCTACAAAAGAAGTTACCTCTATTGCTATTCAGAATGTAGAAAATTTAGGCGAACCTGAGTATAAAAAAGCAACTGACATTGTAAATAGTTTAGAAAATAGTAAAGCAGATAT